ATCTGTAGCCCATTGAGGATAACGGATATATAAACTATATGCGTCATCTGGAATATGAAAGAGCTCTATATCATTTCCCCATCTAATATATAAATGCGGTCTATCTGTTGTAAAGTTAGCTGGATAAGGATATCTAGTATCAAACCATCTAGCACTCCTTCTCTGAAGTATCCTTGAATTTGAGTCATCTATAAGCCTTATAGATTGAAGATCCTTAGGTCTAACAAGTCCTAGATTATTAGTCCCTGTTACTAAGGGATAACGAGCAACATCTGCAACTGTCGTCGCACTTTCTGTATACGTGTTTAACTCGTGAAAATTATAAAGCCTACCAATCCTTAATTGCCCCCAGTTTAAAAAGTCAAGACTTCTATCTCGAAGGAGAGCACCAGATAACGCTGTAGCACTCTCACTCTTTCCAAGTCCATCAGCTACAATAGTAACCATTTGTGCTACTGTTTTAGCCATTATTCCCCTCCCTGCCGATTGCGTCTCTTGCACCAAAGCATTTGAACAACATGCCCAACATTAAAACTATCGCCATTAGCTTCTGCTTCATCTGTAATCCTTAAATCTCCATGTTGAAACTTCTGATTGATGATATCAAACTGCGTTTCAACAAGTGCTCTAAAGTCCTTATTTGAGTACTCCTTTATATGTTCAAAATTGCGAGTCTTTCCGGTTTTCTTTACAAGAGGCGTTGTAATAAAGAGCCCCTTACACAGTGATGCTAAATGCTTAATAAACTTTTTTGGTGACTTCATATGCTCAAACACCTCTATAGCAACTGCGATATCACATTGAGTAGTAAAATCATATACATCTCCTACCACTTTAACCACCCTATCCATATTAGCAGATTCTGGTATAATCACATGTACGTCATCAGGAATATGTGTAAAATCTACTGCATAAATACGTTTAGCCACAGTGCTTAAAATAAGCGGTTCTACTGTAACACCACAGCCGACATCAAGAACGCATTTATCAGTAACATAACCCTTATGCACAGGATACTCATACCTTTGCATATGCCTACTATAGAGATAAGATATCATGCGTTAATCTTAACCCATGTTGTGCTAGTATCAGTGTTGATATAAGCATCTTCATTAGTTTCATCCCATGCGAGACATCCAATAAAGCCAGAGGTGACTGTAGCATGAGGACTCGCAGTTGTTACTATAATCCCTCTAAAAATATCACTATTGCCATCAAATGCTTTTTTGATAATTGCATGCTTAACCCCACTAACACTAAAATTTGTTACTTGACTATTACTTGCCATCTTCAACTCCTAGGTTATTTATCACTTATCGCCTTTATCTTTTTCCCTATACTTCCACCATTCTTCTCAAAAAATATTTGTCCCATAGTTGCTTTAATTTTTGCATTAGCTTCGGCTTGCTGAAGTTTTAAGGTCATCATTGCTTCATGCCTTTTCATTTCTATTGGAGTAAGCATTATCATTTGACCGGTATTTTTTAACTGATTCTCCAGTACTCCCATTTGCATATTTAAGTGTATAGTTTCTTTTCTAATCCCCTTATGATTAAGCCACACCCCAAAATGAGCATAATACTCAAACCCACCCTTTAGCATTCTGTCAGCAAACCATGAATCAGTAGGTGCTTGCTCATTGCATTCAAACCATGGTTTCTCTATATTTTTAAACACCCTTGTTTTTATTAGCGTAAATGCAAAGGGGATAAGGTCTACTCTCTGAATTCCTACTCTTTGTGCTAAAGGAACTTCGTAAAGCCTAGCTGGACCTTTAAGCAATGACTGCTCAGAAACCTTTGTCTTTGCATCATATTTTCTAAATGCACACATGGCATGTGGAAACCCCTGTGTATGCATTATACCTCCTATAACATCCTTATCCGCATCTAGTAGCATAAATAAATCTTCTGCCTTAGTGTCGTAGATATCGTCATCCATGAGTAAAAGATGCGTACACCCAGTTTCCACTGCAAATTGAGCAAGTGCTTCCTCTGCCATATGCACTGGCTTTCTATACATAAATTTATATCCCACATGAAATCTCCTATCTCCCTCAGCATAGGTCATCAGGTCTGTCCAGAACTCTAGAAAACTCATAGCGAACTCATGAGTCCATGCAAGTATAGGAATGCCTATTAGTATTTTAGGTATAGCTTCTACCTTCGCCGTTTTCTTTTTAGCCTTAGTTTTCGCCTTTGCCTTCGCCATCACGTTTCCTTTCTATTAGGAGGAGAGCTCTCGCCCTCCCCCAGGATTTAACACTACGGTGCAATAGTTAAGAATGCCATACCATACCCTGAAGCAGCCAAAACTTGTATCGACTGTCCAATAGGTACTGTGGTTGATACATCTGTGCCTATAGCATAATCATACACTTCTCCTGTAGCTCCAGGTGTTAGTGCAATACCAGCATTAGCTGTTGCACTACCCTTAACAGCACAAGGTCCCCATGTCTGCAACCAGAAATACTCCCCACTGGCTACAAGAACAGGAGCAACGCCTACACATAGCTCTGTGCCATCGGTATTCTCGACAACACCTCCATATATGTTAGCGTGCAATGACCATTCATCTACTACATCAACGGCTATCTTCAAAGGGTCGTATAGCTCAAGCGTCATGTTACCTGCAGAACTGCAAACAGGCTGATGCTTAACCCTATACATATACCCTAGATTTGCAGCAGTTCCACTGCCACAATGCAGGTACCCCTCATCATAAACACCCTTAACAACAGCAGTTGCCCCATAAAACACAAACGTCTTTCCGCCTGCAGGACTTACTGTCCCTGCTGTAGCTGCTAACAATGAAGCTGGTACACTTTCACATACATCACCAGCACCTGCTCCACCATTTGCTAGAGCATATCTAAACACTCTATCTCCTACGACCTTTCTACTTCCAAGGTCGGCTAATTTAACAGTGGATGTATCATAGATGGATTGACCACCTGGAGTAAGAGAGACTTGATCACCTCTCCAGTTCACCTTTCCACTATCATCCACTTGTCCCTGATTTCTTACTGTAATATCTGCCATCTTCACACTCTCCTTAGGTTTAGGCTACCTCAACCTCACATTGGCTTGTAAGTAGGTTAAGCTGCTTGTCCAGTAATAATACCATGACTTCTACGTTTATCCACCCATGTGTTTCCACGTTGTACAATCTGAGTTACAACATCTTCATATTGATTAGGAATCTTCTTCCAAGGACCCATGGTCATATTGACACTCGGGTCAATGCTAAAACCAAGATGGTTTCTATCAATGAAGTAGGTGTATCCAGTTGTACATTTAGGACTCCAAATCCAAATCCGCCCCTTAAAGGTAATATGGTCGAGACCTAAGTCTACTGCTTCCTTATTCACAACACGCACTCTCTCTAAAGCTTCGGATTCCCCGAGCTCATGAGTAGTCTGGTCACTGATGAGTAAACCAACTTTACCCCATCTCTCACACGTGTTCATAAGATTAGTCATGTCACTCTCACCATAGACACTAAACGCACCAGAAGAGGTCTTTTGCTGATTCCTCCAGTAGTAATTCCCACCGCTATCAGTAGCAGTTGATTGATTGATTCCATGAATAGTGGCACTTGAAGATGGTGAATCGTCAATCAAATACATCAATCCATTATAATCATTAACACTTGCTCCACCTGTATCAGCCCACAAGGCATCTTCTACCTTCTCCATCAAGGTATCTCGAGTCCCATCAAGCTTACTATTCATAAGCTTCATATGAGCCGTTTTATTCCCACCATTAACTTTATCGTCTTCCCAGTAACGCACAATCTGGTCACCCAGATTCTTATAAGTATCATAAGCAATCGTTAGAGGGTCGTAATCAGTAATAGTGAATGTAGCACCTTTTGCGAAGAACTTACTAGTCGTGGTCTTCTTTACACGTAGAGGAATCTCAAATCGTCTACCATCTGTAGACTCCATCTTAATCATACCCTTAGACTTCATGAGCAGTAACAAACGATTTTCCTCAAAAATCTGGTCTACGTCTTTCTGCCGACGTTTAGCCCAGGTCGTTGTGTACATCGTATTTAAATACTCGGTCAACGTTGTTGTTGCCATTTAAAACCTCCTACATATTAAACAGGAAGTGGTCCCAACTCATCTTCAACTTCAGCCATAGCCTCTGCAGCGATTTCAGTATTACTCATTTTCTTGAGTTTTTCTAAACTTGAGCTATCTCCGCCAGGTTTCTCATTAGTCGAGCGTCTTGAAATCTCCTGCTCTTCCTTTGTAGGTTCCCGATGGATGTTTTTAACATGGTCTTTAGCAGCTTGATATAAAGCTCCCAATCCCATATCTGCATTCTTAGGATCTAAAGATAATCCATACATAATAGGTCGAAAGGTTTCATAGTCTGCATGTTCCTTAGCAAATGATGTAATCTCTCTCTGAGTCTTAGCTGCACCTTCCTTCTGTGCATCAGCCTCTTTCCTTGTAAACGAACCACTGATTTCTTCCTTAGCAGTTTTCACCGCAAGGTCAAATATCTCCTTCTTAGTCATTTTCTCAAATGCGTCATCAGGCACTTTTTCCTCAGTAGTTTGCTTAGGTTTTTCCTCTCCCTTTTCAGCATCATCAAGATATCTTTGATACTCAGGGGTGAGAACCTCCATACGTACATCTTCTAAATCCTGCTCAAGTTTCTCGCTACGGGCTAAAGCTGCGTCTAAATCAGCCTTTGCCACAGTTTCTTCATTTTCGCCAGCTCCTTCTTTTCCTTTACCCTCTTCTTCTGACATCGCCTAGCCCTCCACGTTAGGAACATTTGCATGTTCTCTGATTTG